CAATAACGTAGGAGTTACAAAATGGCAACAGAAAAGCTATTAAAGGCTTCAGGTGTACTTTATACGGATAGACGGAATTTTTACGTAGATCCACAAGTCACTAAAGAGCTATGGACAGACGTGGCCCCTTTTACTACATTGATTAGTAATCAGGAAATGCGAAAAGTCCCAGACCCAATTTTTAAGATGTTTGAACATCGTAATCCTTGGGTAAAACAAGAGTTTCAAGCAGCAGAAGGAGCCACATTAGATAATGATGACAATGGGGATTCTTTAGAAGTTGATGGAGCAAGTAATTTAGCATCTTCACCAGATTCTTCTTGGATCGGTTTGGTTTGTGAAATATGGGATGTAACAAAAGCAACAAACAGAGGAACTGCAGTTATTACAGCTATACCAGAAGCAAATCACATTACTGTAAAAGCATTAACAGGAGCGGCTATTTCCGTTTCTAATAATGATTATTTTATGGTAGTAGGTAATGCACATGGTGAAGGTAGCTCAGCTCCAGAAGCATGGGCAGATGAATTGCAAGTAGTTTACAATTCTACTCAAATCTTTAAGACACCTTTACAGGTTACTGGTACTTTAGAAGCAGCAGTACTTCGTGGAGAGTCTTCAGAATTGTCTAGACTTCGTAGGCAAAAAGCTCAAGAACACAAAATGCAAAAAGAAAAAGCATTTTTGTTTGGCCAAAGATTAGGCGGTACGGGCTTGCAAGAAGCATCTTATGGAGCTGGAAATAACGATACTAATAATGATGAAACATTTGCAGATGGCGGAAGAACTGATTCAGATGGGAATTTAGTTCGTTCAACATATGGAATTATTTCAGCATTAGAAAAGTATGGTGAGTCTACTTCTACACACGATGCACAAAACGTATTTACTATTGATAGTTCTTACGGATATGCAGACTTTGTAGATGACATGGAAAAAGTATTCCAGTACATTCCAGAAGCAGGTGTTAAACGTGCATTCTGTGGTGCTGGGGCACTTGGTTACTGGTCTAAAATGGCTGGTGCTTCAGGGATAGCTGGCAACTCTGGTTGGACAGTTTCTATTGGAGACATGAAACGTGATGCTCTTGGTTTTAACTACAGGGTACTTGAAACGCCTCACGGCATGTTGCAGTTGATTCCAACTCCAGCACTACGTGGGCCTTATAACAAGTTCATGGCAGTTGTATCTGATGAAAATCTGTTTCATGCAGTTTATCGTCCATCTATGTATCAGACAAACATTAAGACCGATAATGCCTTTGATGGTGTTAAAGATCAATACATGTCTGATGAAGGTGTTGGTATACAGCTAATTGAAAGTCATCATCTGTTTAAAATCACAGCGTAAGGAGGCTTATAATGGCTAGACCTTATTTAGGTGGTTCAAGTGCAGGAGTCAAGGAATTGACTGCCGCTTCAACTTTAACTATTGCTGATAGCGGTAAAGTTCTTATGCTTAACTCAACTTCTGAGTTTGCAACAACTTTACCTGCTCCTAGTAACATTGGATGGGAAGCTACATTTATTGTAAAAGGTGCACCTTCTGGTGCAAGCTATACAGTAGTAGCTCCATCAGGTGCAATACTAGGTTCAGTAAGTGCTGGAGCTGCTGATGATGTAGCAGATACAAGTGATGGTAGTGATACTACAATTACATTTGTTGATGGATCAGCAGTTGCAGGCGATTATATAAAGTTGGTAGCAGATGGTACTAATTTTTATATAGTTGGCGGTCTTGGAAAAGTTGCGGCTGGTATAACGATTAGTTAATAAACAAAACAAGTTGGGGGAGCCTAGTGCTCCCCTGACGTTGGAATAAAAATGCTAATGAATGCAAATAAAACAGGAAGTACAAAAAGAATGGTTTCTAAAAAGAAAAAAAAGAAATCAATGTTTAAGTCTGTAATAGACGCTTTAAAAAAGCCTTTAAAAATTAAATGACACAAAAGCAATTAATAGAAACAGTAAAGCAACATCATCCTGATTTAGGAGAAACACAAATACGTATCTTTTTAAATAAGGCGTTGGATGAGTTTTGTAGAAAAACAAGAATACTAAATACCGTATATACGTTTCCTAGTGTAGCCGATCAAAGATATTATGATTTAGATGATAGTATATCTGAAATTACTAGAGTTGATTATGATGGATATGAGATACCACGTTTAGTAGGCAAACCAGAAAAAACAGATGTCAGTTGATCAAAGAACAGCAGCTTTAAAAAAAGTGTGGTGGATAGAAAGAGATTCCATTGGTCTTGCTATGGTATCAGATGCAGATACTAGCACAGATTATATTTCTGTTAATGAAGTAAAAACAGTTACGATCCATGCTGTAAAATTGGACGAAGATTTTGTAGCATCTGGAACAGGGATTACTATGACAGAATCCCCTGCGATTCCAGCAGAGTTTCATGATGCATTGGCTACATATGCAATAGCCAAAGGGTATGAGCTAAACCCTGCTACTTTACAATCTGCTCAATATTTTAATAATGAATGGGAAATGTGCATAAGAGAAGGAAAGAAATATGCCAATAAAGGAAGAGATGGCTCTGGCTATTACATAAGACAATACGATTATTAATGGTAGAAATTTTTACAGGTACAGGATATTGGTCTGACTTAACAGAAAGTTGGGATACAATTACATTTCCTTTAACATGGGATGTAGCTATTTCCTTATCGGAAGTATCTGGAAACAGTACTTCTTATACAGAGCAAACTATTTCTTCTGCATCATTTACAGAATTAAGTATTTCTGCGCCTTCTTATTCGGAACAAAGTACTACATCAACAAGTTATACTGAGGTAGCATGAGTTTTAAAACACAAATAGAAGATTTAATAGGATCTGTTGGAGATGATGATTTAATTTCAAGCTCTATACAAGATATAGGAGCTGAGATTATAGACGTATTACCAGTAGAAAAGTTATTACAAGTAGCAAAAACTACTGCAATAACAGATTCTGGTTTAACTACTGCAGGTAAAAAAGTATTAGCAGTAGACAAAGGAGACTTAGCAGCTAGGGAAATCCCAGCAATACAAAAAGCTAAATTTAATGATACTACATCTATATATGCAGCTAGCGATACAGATCCAGTATATTATTTAGAAGATGAGAAAGTATACGTAAATGGAGCTGCTGGTAGTGGAGCTACATCGGGTCATTTACATTATGTACCTAAGATACCTACTACAGATGGAAGTACAGCTATAGTACACGGTAGTTCTACGGTAGCAAACTTTCCACAAGAAGCAGAAAGATTATTGGTATTAGGTGGATCTGTTAGATGTTTGCAAAGATTGATGGCTGATAAAACAGCTAGTTTGCCGACAGATATATCAGCACCTAGTTTACCTGTGTCTCCGTCTACACCATCTTCTCCTTCTTTTACATACACAAATGCAAGTGTAAGCGATATTACTCAGCCATTAATTTCTATTAGCGATATGGCTGATTTAACAGAATCTGCTCCTAGTTACGTTCCTCCAGTTATAACACTTCAAGGAGCGCCAACTATATCAGATTTAAGTATAACAGCAACTGCTCCAGTAGCACCAGCTTTAACAAATAACTCTGTTAGTTTTAGTGCGACTGCTCCAGTATATACTCCTCCAGTTGCTTCTCCGTCTTTTAGTACAGTAGATACATTTATATCTACAGATGAAGATGTCGAATTAGCAAGTGCAAAGATACAAGAAATCAATGCTCAAATAGGAGAATATCAATCTAATATACAAAATCAATTAAATGTATTTAATGATGCAAATGTCGAATATCAAGCAGAACTTCAAAAGGCTATGAAGAATGCTGATTTATCACAAGCAGATGATTCACAATTAATGCAAAAATATCAAGCTGACCTGCAGTCTTATCAAGCTCAAATTAGCAAAGAAGTACAGGAATATCAGCAAAACATGGAAGGGGATTTAAGAGTCTGGCAAGCAGAAAGACAAACAGATTTACAAAAATATAGTGCAGATATACAAAACGCATTAAACTCTTTTAATGAAGCAAATGTAGTATATCAGCAAGATATACAAAGGAAAGGACAAAACTTTCAAAAAGATAGTCAGTCTGCTATTCAAAATGCACAGCAAGAATTTAATACACGCAAAGCAAATTTAGATAAAGATGTACAATTAAATTTGCAAAATGCTATAAACAATTTTCAGCAAAATGTCCAAGAGTACAAATCTACATTAGATAAGTATAGATCTGAATTGCAAGACTACCAAGCTGAAGTAGGTTCTGTATTGCAAAAATATAGTGCAGACGTACAGAATTATAATGCAAAAATGCAAAAGCATAATATGGATTATCAATGGAAGCAAGGTCAGTATCGTCAGTTAAAAGCTGAATACAATCAAGGCTTGCAAATTTTAATACGTGGTGATATGCCACAACAACAAGGAGGATCATAATGGCAGATACAGCAAGAGGCGTAGTATCTATGACCCCAGTAGTGACTATTACTGCTGATGACGATTCAGATGCAGTAGACGTTATTCATCATCAAATAAAGCAATCATTAGGTGGCAAATTAGAATATGTAAAAGCAGATGCTAATGATAAATGGGTTTATAGTACATCAAGAGATATTACAGGAACAAGCGCAGATGTAATAGCGAGTGGAACATCTTATACGGATTCTGGAACAACAGTTGTTGGAGATCATATAAAATATTTATTTTTAAAAAATAGTGGGACTACAGATGGCTCTACTGCTACTTCAGCTAAAGTATACATATGCTTAGATGCTGGGGATGCAGCTTCTGTAGGCGATGTTCTTGAAGTAGGTGCTAATGAAGCTATTAATTTAAAATTTAAAGATGGATTAGATTGCGGTGATGTGCATGTTGCAACTTCAACAGGAACTGTTAGGTGCACAATTGTAGCAATTTTAGATGACGTATAGAATTTAATCAACATGCCCATGAGAATAGTCAAGCTCGGTAAGGCATAAGAAGGAGAAACAAGATGGCTGGAGGAAAACAAAAGTATACAGTAGTAGAGGCTGGTAATATCGGAGCTGGGCAAGTTGGATCCATGTTTATAGATACAACTGCAGCAGCTAGTCCCCCAACGGATTCCGTATTTGTTGCGATTACATTTTTAGAAGATTCTGTTTTTGATGCAAGTGGTGGTCTGGTAGCAGAAGATTCAGATATGTATCCTAACACACAAGCAGCAGCACATGATGAATCAGATGGTTCTGAAACAACAACACAAGGATCAGGCGGTGCTCAAATAGACGCAAGCAATACATTCCCACAAGGTCTTACTATTTTTGGACGATGGACAGAAATAGATCTTACTTCTGGAATGGTTATAGCGTATATAGGTTAATATGAAATTAGGAATATCAGTATCTAGTGCAAGTATCGCAACTGCAACTGCGGCTATAGCAGGTAAAGTTCGAGGCTTATGGGGCCGTGTTACTGGTTTTTGGCAACACGAACACCGTAAATGGGAAG